TAAATGAGTCCTAACTTTTTGATAATATCAGAGAACCGCGACATAACTCCACTCGTATCGCGGCAAGTAGGGAGAATCAGAGAACGCAGTGGCAAGTTCTCATTGGTCATTACTAACTATATATTTAACACTTCACAGAACATTCACTTCTTTTTCTTCACAAATGTCAATCTACGGTGTCGATGTAGATCACGATGATGATTGGACTTACAGAAATTTCAAACCATCCTCAATATCTTGGGGAGGAGAACTCGGAGCAACGCAAACTTACGATTGCTTAAATGCTTACACCAGAGGTTTCGATGACACCGGGCGTGTAGGACGTTCCATTCTCATGAAACGTATCGTTGCAGGATTTTATCTCTCACTCGATTCACCAGATTCTGGTACAGCTGACAGAGGCAACCCTAGCGCTGTAGTAGTCGTATACGACAGATTCAGCAAAGGATCACTCCCAACATGGTCAACAATTTTCGGCGCTAATACCCCTAGTGCTATATGCAACATATACCCTGAACGATTCGAAATTTTGTTCCACAAACTTTACGCCCTACAACCCGCTGTCAAAACTACCGGAAACTACTCAGAATCAGGAGGAGAAACAACCATCATCGATCGCTTTGATATAAAGCTCAATCACATCACCACATACAACTCTGGAAATGCAGGAAACTACCTTGACATACAATCCGGAGCACTGTGGCTTTTAACCCTAGGCATAGCCTCAGAACCAATCTACCAATGTGTAGGAAACGCTGTACTATACACTGACGACCACTAATTTTCTATTGGTTGACACCAACCATAAATAAATTCGCAAATTCACTTCAGTTCTTATTTTACGCCCACAACGTCAGACCTCACCAATTACCGACCAGGAGGAAGTGCGACTGAGAAATGCCATCAAAATCACCGTTCAGAAGAGACAAAAGCACAGCGGCCAAATTACAAGCAGCTGCAGCTGCAATTTCAAAAGCTAGAACAACGGTTATCAACTCTCGAAGAGCTGCTATGCCAACAGCTCCCATCAGAACCGGAGGATTCTATGGACCATATAACCGACCAGTCGGACTCGGACCAGAACTGAAGACCATTGATATCTCAACGACATCAATATCCCCCGTTGCAGTAGCTGGTGCTACTGTTTTACTCAACGGGGTAGCACAAGGCTCTGACTACACCAATCGAATTGGAAGAAAAACAGTTATGAAATCAATTTTATTCAGAGCAAACATCTACCCAAAAGTTGACACTGCATCTCCTGTCGGAGCCACAATTCGAATCATGCTTGTTTATGACAAACAAACCAATGGCGCGCTTGCTGCTGTCACTGACATTCTCAACGCCGCAACCTATCTACAACCAACAAATCTCAACAACCGCGACCGCTTCAAAATCCTGATGGATAAATTTGTCACAACAAATGCCAACACCACAGCCGGTGGTAATCAAACCGTTGCTGGGGGCGGTACAAGACTTGTAAAAAAATATATCCGTTGTGAACACGATGTCATCTTCGGTGGTACTGGCGCCACCGTGGGAGACATCCAATCTGGCTCCCTCTTCATGGTCACTATCTCATCTTCTGCGACTTACGCTCTCGATTACAACGTGCGAACACGATTCATTGACGCATAAAAAATAAAATTTTTTATTTACCAATTCCTAACTCATCATCACTAATTGCCATATACAAATCAGTCATTGCGACAGGGGCAAGGAGTCCGTTGGAAAAGCGCGGTCCAGATACATTTGCCACTCCTCCCCGATTTTCATCACTTCCTCCGGAGGTTCCAACTCGGGTGTCATCGGCAGCCACTCCTGCGTTGGAAGTTCCATTATCAACCCCGTCTCTTGTGAGTTCTCGAAGAATTCCAATTCTTCTCTTGAGGGGGTTACTATCGTCCCAAGCATATCGACTGTTGGGATACCAGTCTCGGGGGTGTTTGTTAGAGGTGAAAACAATCTTTTTTGCAAGGCATGGTACCGTTCCTCCTTTAACTTCCAGTTGGAGGGGATATCGGTCAGTGAGCCGTAGTAAGAAGTCCCAGGGAAACCATCCATAGAATTCGTCGATAACGATGACCTCATGTCCGTCATATCCATCCCACCATTGCGAACTACCGACCGATCGGGTCTTCCAGTAAGCACCAGGATGGGTTTCAAACACCCAACGCGTCTTTCCAACTCCAGTAGGTCCCCAAAGGCATTCGACCTCTTTAGGATGGGATTCTTTTTGGGCAACAAGGCACTTGTACTCTTTAAAGGCCTTTGAGTACCTAACAAATTGTGAGAAGTGGTTCTCAGCAATTTCTGTCATCGAGGCCCCCGAGTCGAGGTCCGCCTTCACTGCCAGTAAATCATTTCTCTTACCTGGCTCGGGTAGATCCCCAAACTCCCAGGGGCCATCGATACGTCCTTCGGACTTAGTGCAGTACTTCTGGTTCTGCTTCGCAGTACCCTTCGCTGTTTCCAAATGGGCTCTTCTTGCAGGAAACATGTCATACACTGCATTGAGATCCTTCTGTTGATTAAAGGCAATATAGCCTTGAAGGTGGCGAGTGCCCTCGGCACCTTCCTCCAGCTGATACACCAAATACTTATACGTTGATGGCTCCCACGACTGCGGAACAAGGATTTCATCCTCATCAGGATTATTCACTGTGAAACAGTAGGCTCTAGCTCTTCTTCTTTCCATGTCTCAGAGGAGGCGTCTCAGAGGTGTCTGGGTAATAGTATACCAGACACCTCGAAAAATGACGCTTTTATGCAATTTTCGGGACCCGCCTCTTTTTCATTGGCTCCCACGGTGACGTCACTGACGTCACACCTATGACGTGGAACACGTGAATGACGTCACTGACGTCATTTCATGACGTCACGCACGTGAATGACGTCATTACTATAGTAACGATGACGTATATAATTATTGTCAATTATTAGCTCCGATAATCGTCGATAAAAAACATGATTTGCGAGGTACCTTCAATGTCTCAGAGGTGTACTTTGTTTCCGACTTTGACCAAGTCTCCAACGACTCTTTTTTTTGGCGGCAAGTTCTTTGAGTCGGACATAATTTAAGGGGCCCCGGCCGCGCCTCCCCGCGCGCGGCCTCCCCATAAATGAGTCCTAACTTTTTGATAATATCAGAGAACCGC